GGATCATCAGTTGGCGGGACTCCTGGAAGCTGGATCCGCCGATGTGGGTGTGCTTGGGTTTGCGTCAGGGTTTGTCGGTCATGGGTTTCCTCCGAGGGGGGAGTAGCGGCGTCCTTGCATGAGTGTTGCTAGGTAGGCTTCGGGATCCTTTACTTTGCGGGAGCGCACGTAGATGGTGTGCGTGCCTTGGCCGGTGCCCTTGCCCCCTCGCCAACTCCGACTACAAGGTGCGCATCGTCGATCTCGACAACAACCTGGCGATCCTCTCGGCCTACCTGCAGAAGGGCAAGGCCGACAACATCTCCTACTACTCCATCCCCGCAAAGGACCCGGAGTCGTGGAAGAAGTCCATCGCCATCACCACGCAGTGGAAGCTGCCCGACGAAGACCTCGGCGACCTCACCACGTGGGATAGCAACACCGTTCTCGTCGTTGACTCGGCCACCTTCTGGAACGACACGTGCATGGCCACCGTCCTCAAGGAGAACAACGTCGCCGACGACAAAGCCGGCTTCGATCAGTCCCTGTGGGGCGTCATGTCCAAGCGCTTCGAGAATCAGGTTGCAAGGTTGACCTCGGACCGCTACAAGTTCCACTTGATTTTCATCTCGCACATCCGCATGATCGAAAACAAGAAGACGGGTGGCGTCATGCGCGCCTATCCCTCCTTCCTCGGTCAGCAACTCCCCAACGTCGTGGCCCGCTACATGAACAACGTCTGGCTTGCAACCCGCAAGGATGGAAAACCAGTGTTGCATACCCAGACCACTCGTGATATGGGCTACCTGAAATGCAGCGCACCTCACAAGGTGGCGGCAGAAGCGCCATTCGATCTGGGCGCAATCTTCAAGCAGATCGAAACCTGAAAGGAAACCTACCATGTCTATGCTCCACAAGTCCTTCTCCCCCGACGAGATCGAGACCCAGCGCTACCATCCGCCTGGCCGCTACGTCGGCTACGTCACGGCGTGGGAGTCGGGTACCGCCCAGACCGGCACCGAGTTCATCAAGTTCACCATGAAGGCTCGCAAGGGTATCTCGGGCCAGGACCTCAAGGGTGTCGAGATGAATCGCAACCTCGATTCCCGCCGCTTCTACCTCAGCGAGAAGGCTCTGTCCCAGTACTGGACCACTGTCGAGCGGGTGCTTGGCCCCGACTGGAAGCAGAAGGTTGCCGCTGCCCACCCCGAGGGCAAGATCGATGCGGCCACCGCTGCTGAACTCATCGTCGGCGCCGAGATTGAGTTCGACTACCTTCCCGAGAAGAACGAGCGCACGGGCAAGGAGTACATCAACGTGCAGCGCTTCAAGGCTGTCTGACCCCCTAGCTGCAGCGCAGGGATGAGGGTGTGTGGCGGCATCCAATAGCAACAAGGCCGGGCTTCTGCGTTGCAGCAGCCTCCATGGTGGGAGCCCGGCCATCCGCCACCTCAATCCCCAGATGAGTGACATGCTCCTCCTCTTCGACTACCCCTCGGTGCAGGACCTCAAGGAGGGACGCCACGTAAGCGGCTACCCCGCCGCCCTCCTTGCCATGGCCATGCGCTACGCCGAGTGCCCCTCCGTGCAGATGGATACGTTCCTGCCGGAGCCCCCTCGCTTCAACAATCCCTCTGCCTTCTTCCACCCCAAGAAGAACTGCCCCAACGATGCAGTGGGCAACCCCATCCACCACAAGTGGGGCCACCTCCGCAGCGACCTGATGCCCCACCTCCAGCGCATCCGGCAACGCTGCAAGGAAGCGCCCCTCGTGTTGGCCCTAGGGGACCTCTCCTTGTGGGCCCTCACCGGCGACAAACTCAGCGACCACCGGGGCACCCTCCTCTATGCGGAGGGCGGCCTCCGCGTCATCGGTTCGCACAACCCCCGCTCCATCATCAAGGACCAGTCCCTCCTCCCCATCCTGGCCATGGACCTCAAGAAGGCGTGGCAGGAATCCCTCAAGCCCCGTAGCGTCTTCCCGCGCCGCGCCGTCCACGTGGTGGAGTCCCTCGCCGACATGCGCCGCGTCACCCAGCGCATCCTCACGGGCCCCCAATTCGCCTTCGACATCGAGACGGCCCAGCAGCAGGTCACCATGATTTGCTTCGCCCCCTCCCCCCACGAAGTCTACGTGCTCCCCTTCTGGTTCCACTCCCACAACTTCTGGGATGAGGACACCGAGCTGCAGATGTGGCTCGAAGTGCAGCGCCTCATGGCTTCCCCCCTCCGCAAGGTAGCCCACAACGCCGTCTACGACCTCACCTACCTCATCGAGATGGGCATCCGTGTGCGCTTCCCCGTGGAGGACACCATGCTCAAATCCCATAGCAACGAGATCGAATGGTTGAAATCGTTGGGCTTCTTGGGTAGCATCTACTGCAACGAGAAGGCATGGAAGAACATGCGTGTGGGCAAGGTGAAGGACCGCAACAAGAAAGACGAGTAGTGGCACAGGAACTCCTCTCCAAGGAATGGGACTCCCTCGTATACGACCTGGTCTCCTCCGAAGAGGCCAAACCACTCCGGCCCGAGGAGCGCCTCTTCCTCGCCGTCATCCTCCAGGCAGTGGAGGACGCCACCTCCCTCAAGCCCAGCATGATGCGGGACCAGGCGAGGGCCACCCTCTTCACCTCCTCCGCCACCCCCCTCAAGGACATGTGCCTCCTCCTCTCCATCGAGTACGACTACCTGCTGCGTGGGGTCCAGCGCATGATCCAAGAGGGCAGGACCCTCCGCCGTGAAGTATGAGCCGCCGCCCCTCCTCTTCATCACCACGACGCAGGAGGGGATGCTTGCCAACGTGGTCCTCTCCGGGGTACTGACGCGCATCCCCTTGGCCCGCAGCCACGCCCTCTCCCTCCTCGTGCAGCTCTCCCACGCATTGGAGCAGGACCTCCAGCGATGAAGACCTTCCATACCGACAACCTCCCCACCATGGACGCCACCCTCCAGCAGCTCATCTACAATGGGCTCGACGGGATGCTCACCCTCGAGGTGGACGCGGCCATTCCCCACACCCCCACCTACGAATTCGAGAGGAGCCTGCTGCCCCTCGCCCTCACCCTCATGCAGCGCGGCATCCTCATCGACCAAGGGAAGCGCGACTCCATGGTGGAGCACCTGCGCCAGCGCCTCGCCAAGGTGCAGCGCGGCTTCGACTTCCTCTGCTGGGAAGTCCTCGGCTGCAAGGTCAACCCCCGCAGCTACCCCCAGATGCAGGACCTCCTCTACAAGAAACTCCTGCTGCCCGAAGTCATCTCCTCGAAGAAGGGCGAGAAGAAGATCAGCACGGACCGCGACGCCCTCGAGAGGTTGGGCCGCGACTACGTGAGGGCCCGCCCCTTTGCCGAGCACCTCCTCCGTATCCGAGACCTGGAGAAAACCATCGATGCCCTCACCAAACACCTCAGCCCCTCTGGCAGGTGGCATGCCAACTTCAATATTGCTGGCACTGACACCGGACGTTGGTCCTCTTCTAGCCATCCATTTGGTTGGGGATCTAACCTTCAAAACCTCGATGATTACGTCCGCCGCATATTCATACCGGATGAGGGCCACATCTTCTTCAATTGCGATCAACAGGGCGCTGAGGCCCGCGTCGTGGGGTACCTGGCCGGAGACGACAACTACATCAAGGCCGTGGAATCGGGCGATGTCCATACCATGGTGGCCGCTATGGTCTTCGGCTTTGAACCTAAGCGCGAGCTGGCGGATCGCAAATACTATCGCGAGATGTCCTTTCGCGATATCGCTAAGCGAGCGGCTCACGGCTCAAACTATGGCGGCACCGCTCATACGATTGCTCGCGTCCTCAAGGTAGAAACCCAGATCATCGAGGAGTTCCAGCGAAAATACTTCGCCACCTTCCCCAACATCTACAAGTGGCAGGTGTGGGTCCAGCAGCAGGTGCAGACCCAGCGCTTCCTCGTCACCCCCTTCGGGCGCCGCCGCAACTTCTGGGACAACCCCCGTGACGACGCCACCATCCGGGCGGCCATCGCCTTCGTCCCCCAGTCCACGGTGGGCGACCTCACCTCGCGGGGCCTCCTCGCCCTCCACTCCCTGCCCCACGTCCAGGTCCTCAACAACATCCACGACGCGGCCTTCGGGCAGATCCCCCTCCACATGAAGGAGGAGCTGCTCCCCCGCATCGTGCAAACCCTCACATTCCCGTTGCAAGTCACGGACATCTGGGGTAGGAATAGGGAGATGCTCATCCCTTGGGAATCCCAGACCGGGATGAATTGGGGGAAGCGCAAGAAGGACAACCCAGATGGACTTGCCTGATTACCTCGGCAGCAAATTCCACAGCGAGCGCCTCGCCAACATCATCCGTGCCTTCTACCGCAAGAAGGGCATCGAACCCAACGTGTGGGTCGAGAAGGAAGGAAAAACCTATGTCATCCGCAGCAATCTCAGCTTCTCGTTTCCGCCTCCCAAACAGGCGTGAGTCCACCATCGAGGACCTCTCCTTCAACGGGGAGCGCTATCACCTCTCCTACTCCACCCTCGACGGGAAAGTCTGGGAGGTCTTCATCTCGGGCCCCCGCGCGGGCACCGACCTCTACGCCATCTGCTGCACGGCGGCCACCCTGGTGTCCCTCGCCCTCCAGCATGGGGTGCCCCTAGCCACGATGCGCGACGCCGCCCTCCGTGACAAGGAGGGGAACCCCGTGGAGATCGTGGGGGCCGTCCTCGATGTCCTCGCCAACGCTGGGGCATAGGCCCCTCTACCTCCCAAAGGACAGGCCCACGCGCATCCAGCGCAAGGGCATCCTCTACGAGAAGAAGGTGGTGCGCCATCTCGCGGAGACGGGGGATCTCAGCACCTTCATCCTGCACGGGCAGTGGATCTACTGGGACAAGGCGGTGTGCCAGCCCGACATCATCGTCATCCCCCAGCGGGGACCCGTGGTGGTGGTGGAGGTGAAACTCACCCGCAAGCGCCCCGTGGAGAAGAAGCTGCGCGAGGTCTATGGCGAGGCCCTCCAACGCATCTTCGCCGGACGCCCCCTCGCCTTCTGCCAGATCTACAAGAACCTTGACGGCGGCGAGCCCTTCTCGCTAGAACCGTGGGACATCCTCACCCTCAAGCCCTTCGAGTACGGAGAGATCCAATGGAGGTAGCCTCCAAGAACTTCACCATCCCCGTTGACACCAGCGTGTTTATTTCGGGGACTGCAATCAGCGTGAGTTTGGAAGTGGGGGGTTCAGAAGCGGCGCGAGCCATCGTCTCCCTCGACACCCTCCTGGAGGAACACTTGGACATGCATGAGTTCTACAAGGGTGGTGGCTATGCCCCCGAAGCCCTCGAAGAACTCCTTCAGCTCAGGAAGCTGGTGGACTCCTACATCCGCAAGGTGAAGGCTAGCCCAGCAAGATCTGCAGCTTCACGGACTCGAGGATCCCGGCCATCTGCACGGGGGAAATGAGACCGGCGATGGAGCCGAAGGAATCGTTATCCTTCGTCACGCCGACCACCACCATCCCCTCCAGGTTCCCCTCCTGGGCCATCCTCTGCAACTCGGCGAGGGCCTGGAACACCTCGGGCATTCCCGTGTCGCCCTCGGCGGCGGGCCGCATCCCCTCGGGAATCTTCTTCCCCCGGAAGTCCACGATGTCAGCCACGCTTGATCTCCTTCAGCATCTTCTTCGCTTGGGCACTCACGCTCTTGGGTTTGCCCTGCGCCATCTTCTTCTTCATGGGGGGCTTCGATACCTGCTGCGGGATTTGCGCGCGGGTGATGGTCATCGCAACTTCCTCTTCTTGGTGATGCAGCCCAGGGGGATCATCATCTCCCCCCAGTAGCTGGGATCATTGGTATCGTGGAGGTCCATCGTACTCACGATGAGGACGCTGGTGTCCGTGACCTTGTGGACCCAGCCCACGGTGCGGATGTGGGGGGTGGCGAGAGAGTCGATCTCCTTCTTCTCCCGCCACTCATGGCCGCCCAGCGTCGCAGCGTCCACCCACTCGATATAGTAGAGGTCACCCGGCTTCACAGGAATTCCGTAGGGATCTTGGCGCGCCTGGCCCTTATGGCGGCGCTCAGATTTTGCAGGCAGATTGTGAGGAGGTTTGCCTCTTCGTTGGCGTCCGGGGATGCCAGCGCTATGTCTTCCCAGAGAAGGATGTGAAGATCGTCCAAGATGCGCTTTAGTCTAAGGGCTGCATCCTTGTCGGCATGGATCTTCTTGACCTGCTCCTTCGTGTATCCCTCTGCGCGCTGCGGCCCATACATGTAGCAGGAGCCAACGAGCGGGGGCAGGTCCCAAGGTTTGTTATAGTGTGCCATTGAATTTCCAGGCCTTTCCTTCGGTGACGATGCACCCGACGTTACCGCGCACACCCACCAGCGACCAGCTCTTGGAGCCCGCATAGAATGTGTACACAATCTCGTCGGAGATGAAGGTAAACTGCGGCTTCTCCCCAAAGTTGTCAAGGAGGAAGCCAGCCACGTTGGCAGCGGGACCGCAGTTGGCCCACGCGATGTTGGGCAGCAGCACCCCAAGGAGGGCTAGGACGTAGCGCACATCTTCCTCCCCACCGTCTCCACCTCCTTGACGCGCCTCTCCCAGCCCTTGCCGAAGGTAGCCCAGATGGGCAGGGACTGCAGGAAGGCCAACCTGCGCTGGCACACCTCACCGAGGAGGGTGGCGGCATCAGCCTTCTGGATGGCCCACAACGTCTTGGGGCCCAGAGCCCCATCAGGGTTGACCCGCAGGGTATCCTGCACCGCAACCACCGCCCGCTTGGGGCCGCTATTGACGGCATAGTCGAAGAGGCAGAGGTCAACCCCACGGGGCAGCTCATCGCCCTTCACCTTGTCCCAGTACCACGCCTTGTAGATCTGGTGCAGATGCTCCTCAGGGATGTTGCGCAACTCATCCTTGGTAGCCTGGCGGCCCAGCCACGCGGAGTAGGTACCGATGGTGACACCCTTCATGGTGGCCCCACCCGGATCCTTGGGGTGGTCGGCCCACCCGCCCTCGTGCTTCAGCACCTCGGCAAGGCAAGCCTCGAAGTTGTCCCTCATGTTAAAAGATCCTCGGTTTCTGTACGTATTGGGGGGACGTGTTAAGAGGCTAGACGCTTATCCAGGCTGCGCAGTCCGCCCATGCCCAGCATGGCGAAGACCAGCTCCCACAGCATCCCGTCGAGGCCGGGCATCGGGGGGACCTGCACTCCGGCAGCCCCCAGCATCCACGGGAGGATGGGCCTCGCGATGAACTGGTAGGCGAGGGCAGCGCCACAGACCCAACCGATGAAGGGGCGCGACCCGCCCTTGAAGATGCCGTCGCTGGCAGCCTCCACCTTGTTGAGTTCGATCTGGGCGAGGTCACCCTGCTGCGCCATCTCGAGGAGGCGCACCTGCATGTCGGCCTTGGCCTTCTCCGCCTGCCCCTTGTCGGGGATGACCTTGTCGAGGAGACCCCCCAACACGGGCAGCCGGGCGGTGACGAGTGGGAGCATGGCAGTCTCCTTACTTCCTTACCCCAGAGGGGCTCACGGGCCAGCTCTTCCTGGCGGGCCCCGTCTTCTTCTTGGCCATGGTGGCCTTCTGCGCGGGGGTCATGCGGGCGGCAGCGGCAGCAGGACGGCAGGCGGGGTAGCCCCTCTTGGACTTCTCCGCCCCACTCCGACCACAGGCCTTGCCCGTCTTTACGTCAACCCACTTCTCCCCGAACCACTTCCCCAACCCGCCCTTCACTTCTTCTTCACGCGGTTGTCCGCGCCTCCCCAACTCCCACCCTTCTTCT